ATTAATTGTAACGCTGTGTAAGCCATAATTAGCCCCCTAAATTATGAGAACCATTCATATCCTGCAACATTTAACGCAACTGCATCACCACCGCCAGCAGACCATGCATATTCAATAGATGGCGCGCCAGAGTTGAGTTTTGCAAGCACTAATGCATTGCCCGTTAAATGAACAGCGGTTACTTGACTAGTTGCTTTAAATGCATCCCCTACAGCCCCAAAAGGTTGCAATGACATAATCCTACTAGCAGCAGCCGGAGTCATATCATAAGCAATCCAAACAGGAGTATTATCAACAGCAGGCACAAAAGCTGCTAATGATACTGCAGTATATGAAGTTGCGCCGCCTGCAGTAATAGTGGTTGCTTGAGGTGCGTCATACATAAATAATCTAGCGCTGCTATTTCCTGCTGTCCAAAATCCCAATAAAAAGTCAGAGGTTGCATCAGTAGCCACATAACCTATTAATCTAAAAATACTATAACCAGCAGGCAAACTAGGAGCGGTTGCACTCACCGAAATAACTGCCCCTACAGGTTGAAGTTTAACTGGATCTGCAACAAGGTACACTTTATATAAAGTATTTGCTGCAACACTACCAGTATCTAATCCTCCAATACCACTAACAATATTGCTAACCTCTAATGCAGCATCGACTTCAATTTGATAAACACCAGTGGAATCTAAACAACTTCCCACGGCTATATCAATAATCTCGTCAGGTGTAGTACCATCATTACTTATTTTTAAACCATTCAAATATTTCCAGGGCTCTTGCCCGAATTGCAAACTGTTAACTGGCATGTCCGTATCTCCAAAATTATTATAAAGGTATGATTAAGCGCATAGAATCTTCACTTATTAAGCAACTTCCCCAAACGCTATCCCGAACATAAGCACGGTTGTTTAACCCAAATTGAGCTCCCCAGTAATGCCTTAAAGCATATCCGGATGCTGAATCTTTCAGATAAACAGTATTGAATGGATCTTCATCAGGCAATTTAGGCATAGCCATATAGAACGCATCGCCTGCATCCATCCAGCCTGCCGCATGTGAAGGCAATGGAATAACTTGCATACCAGCTGCTATTGCATTATTAATGTTTTGGTTAGCATTAGCTGCAGATACAAGACCTATACCACCGGCACCATTAGCACCACCATTAATAGTTTGAATAGATACAGTAACCGCTCCTGCTACAGTTGCAGCATCAGCAGTAGCCCTGAATTGAACCGGTAAACGAGTAACTTTCTTACCCATAAAGGTTAGAAAGCGCATATTAGGCTGACCTGATACGCCATCAACAAATTGGAATAAATCCCCAGCTTTAATAGCATCAGCATCAGTTCCAGCTGTTGGTTCAGTAAATGAAATCTGAGTAACGTTAGCACCTGTTGCATCATTGGTAGAAACTACAGTCATAACATTGTTAGGACTTGCAGTATCGCCGATAGTTCCAGACACATGTATTGGAAGTAAGTTAGACACGCCCCAATCTACGTTAAGTCCGCCAAAGCGTCCTATTTCCCAATCAACTGCAATTTCATCATTACGTTTAACTGCAAATTGATTTAATCCAGAACCCACAATCGCAGGAACTATTTCAATTGGTAAACATCCACGTTTCTTAAATTGAGCCGCACCATAAGCATCAAAGTTAGCCCAAGCTTGTGCCAATTGTTGATAAGAGTTAATAGGAGTAACGCCATCACCATAAAATCTATACGGCCCACTATTAACCTGAGCTACGTTATAGTTTGAAGATTGGGGGTCACTACCAACAACGCCAGATATAATATTCTTTAAAATATCTTGCTCAATAATAGAGCCTAATTCCATTGCCGCGGCTTTACCAAAAGTATCCATATAATCGCGAACGTTAAATATGAACTGCTCATCGGTATATCCAGCAGATATATTGCTCGCTTGAGAAGCAATTAATGATTGCAAGCGTTGAACGGATGGTTGTTGGGTTATAACCAAACCATTGTAACTAATAAACCGTGGTGACAAGTTAAAAGTAATGGTATCACCTAAGTTTCCATTACGATCATTAAACTGGATTAGGCTTTTATTAGCATTCTCCATTGCCCAAAATTTGTTTGCCAGCCATGCAATTTCTGATTTAATAAATAATTGCACGTTCTGCAAGACGTTTGTAGGAACTGCCATGTTCTCTCTCCAAAATAGTCATTATTTTGAGTTGAGATCACATTTGTTAAACTGCGCTCAGTTAATTCCTAAACATTTTGCGCAAGTCTTGTATCGACAAATTGTGATCATCAATCCCTGAATTCACACTAGACTTTGTTTGTCCGATAGGTTTTTGCGCTGATTTTTCTTGAGCTATAGCCGCTTGGTTTGTCTTAATTGAATTAGACAAATTAGCCATCTCACGTTGAGCCAATTTAGGCTGTGTATACATTAATGTCATTAGATTAGCCATCTTTGATGGGTTATCTACTAACTCCGCCATAACATCCGCTGTATTGTCCAAATTATTGGCCATCATGACCACAGGCGTTAATGATTCATAGTCTAAATCGTTTAACTTTTGCTCAATTCCAGGATAACGAGCCTCAGCCGCTTGCATCTTATTTACAAAAGATTCAATGGCCTGCTTGTTTTGTACTTGTTGTATATGATTCTGCATATGTTGAGGTAACTGCTCTGCAATCATGCGTTGTATGTCTTCCGGTGCCATTCCAGATTGCTGCATTTGTTGCTGCTGTTGCGGCGCTTGTTCTGGCGCTGGTTGTTGTACTTGTGCTGATTGCTGTTGTGCGTCCATTGCTTCCCTCTTTCCTTTTTCATATGCTTTCATTCGCTCACGCTCAACAATCTTAGATACTGTTGCTTTATCTAAAACTTCTGACGCTTGCTCAACTTGTACATCATCCTGCTTTAAATCAGTTTCTAAACTATCTGCCATACAAAATCCTATTTATCTGACTTGTGCATCGGTAGTCACCGTTTTTTGACAACGCTTTACGTGCGTAGATTCGAGCAATTTTATCG